AAGTCATCTTTAAACATTCCAAAAGGTTAAATTATGATGAATGACGGAAGTGGGTATGTAGCCAAGCGCTACAGCCAACTGGAATCTGACCGTGATTCTTTCCTAGAAAGGGCAAGAGAAGCAGCAGAGCTTACTATCCCTTACCTTATGCCTCCTGAGGGGCATACAGGTTCAACAGTTTATAAAACACCCTTCCAAGGTATTGGAGCAAGAGGTGTAAATAACCTGGCATCTAAACTGCTTCTCTCACTTGTACCACCTAACAGTCCTTTCTTTCGTCTTTCTATAGATGATTTTGATTTGGCTGCTTTAGGTGATGCAGGTAGAGGAGCGGTAGAAGAAGCTCTAGGAAGAATTGAACGTGCAGCACAGCAAGAGATTGAAACATCGGCTGTACGTGTTCCAGTATTTGAAGCAATAAAACAATTAATTGTAGCAGGTAATGCACTTGTCTACCTTCCTAAGAAGGATGGCATGAAAGTATTTAGGTTAGACCGTTTCGTCTGTCACCGTGATACTATGGGCAACCTGTTAGAAATTATTACAAAAGAAGCGGTAGCCTTCGATATGCTACCAGACTCAGTAAAAGAGTTATTAAAACAAGAAGATAATCAAGAGCAATCAACACACAAGAGCTTAGACTTATTCACCTACGTATGTCGTAAAGACAAAAAGTGGGAAGTATATCAAGAAGTTATGGGTGTAGAAGTTCCTGATTCTCGTGGTTCTTATGCTGAAGACAAAAACCCTTTCATACCTTTAAGATTCTCAAGGATTGATGGGGAAAGCTATGGTCGTGGTTTTGTCGAAGAATACATTGGTGACCTAAAATCTTTAGAGTCATTAACACAAGCTATCGTTGAAGGTAGTGCAGCATCATCTAAGGTCTTATTCCTTGTACGTCCCAACGGTACTACAAAGGCTAGAGACTTAGCGAAGTCACCTAATGGTGCTATCGTGAATGGTGATGCTAATGACATCTCTACACTACAAGTTCAGAAAGCTTCTGACTTCAATGTAGCAGCACAGACCATACAAGCTATTACAGAAAGAATGAGTTTTGCTTTCTTGCTTAACAGCTCAGTACAGAGAAGTGCTGAACGTGTTACAGCAGAAGAAGTACGTTACATGGCTCAGGAGTTAGAAACAGCTCTTGGTGGTGTATACTCAATTCTATCACAAGAGTTCCAATATCCTTTGGTCAATCTTCTACTGGGTCGTATGGAGCAATCAGGCAAAATGCCTAAGATGCCTAAAGACGCAGTTAAGCCTACCATTGTTACTGGTATGGAAGCGCTAGGTCGTGGACAAGATTTAAATAAACTTGCTACATTCCTACAATACTTACAGCCTTTAGGTGCTGAAGTAATCCAATCAGAAGTGAACGTAGGTGACTACATTGACCGTTTAGGTGCTTCACTGGGTATTGATACCCAAGGCTTAATTAGAAGCCCTGAGCAGAAGCAAGCTGAACAGGAAGCAGCACAGCAACAACAACAGCAACAAATGATGGAAAGCACAATGGCTGATATGGCTACTAAAGCTGCCCCTCAGATGGCTAAGTCTGCTGGTGAAGCTATGCAGCCTCCACAAGAATAAATTTTAAAAAGGCATAAAAATGGCAGAGACATTAAACACATTTACTGGTGAACAACAGGCAACAGCCCCTGAAAATCATGACGAGGCTATGCTGGAGAAAGCTGAACAGATTGAACAAGCTAACAATCCAGACCGCCCTGAGTGGTTACCAGAAAAGTTTGAGTCTCCTGAAGCAATGGCTCAAGCTTACCAACAGTTAGAAAGTAAGCTTGGGTCTGCACCTTCAGAAGAGACAGACGTAAAAGAAGCAAGCTCTGAAGAGATTGCAGAAGAAGTAGAACAAGAAGCCCAAGAAGTAGCCTCAGCTCTTAGTGAGAAAGGTTTAGACTTTGAGGACTTTCAACAAGAATACTTAGAGAAAGGTGGGCTATCTGAAGATGCCTACACTAAACTAAGTGAAGCAGGCTTTGGCAAAGATTTAGTTGATTCATGGATTAATGGTCAACAAGCTATTGCTGATAAGCTTCAAAATGAAGTGTTTGGGATGGCAGGTGGAGAAGAAGGCTACCGCGCTATGACTGAATGGGCAGCAGCTAATCTATCTCCAAGTGAGGTAGACGCATTTAATGCTAACATTGAGTCTGGTGACCCAGCACTTACACAGTTTGCAGTACAAGGATTAAGCGCGAGATATCGTTCTGAAGCAGGAAGTGAACCGACACTATTACAGGGACAGGCTTCCAATAATCAGGGCGGGGCATTCAACTCAGTTGCAGAACTAACAGCAGCGATGGGTGACCCCAGATATCAGAAAGACCCCGCTTACAGAAAGACTATAGCCGACAAGTTGGCTAGGTCTAATGTGTTCTAAAAAACTGTCTCCTTTTTAGCCCCTCTTCGGAGGGGTTTTTTATATACGAAGCAATACATTACAAACTAATTACCTTTGGCCTCCTGCGGGAGACAACCTAAGCGAAAAGGATGTGATGACTAAGCTGAGTAGCTAACAAAACAACTCAACTAATCATTACTAAAAGGTAAATTAAAATGGCATTTCCAACAGACCAAACTGTATCACGTTTGGGCCAAGTAAACGCAGCAGGCGATAACCGCGCGCTGTTCTTAAAACTATATGCAGGCGAAGTCCTTACAGCTTTTGAAGAGCGTAACGTCTTTATGCCTCTTCACCGTAACCGTACTATCAGCAATGGTAAGTCTGCTCAATTCCCATTGACAGGTCAAGCTGCTGCTAAATACCACACTCCAGGTGAGCTTATTAAAGCTGACGCTGTGAAGCATGGTGAGCGTACTGTTACAGTTGATGACTTGCTTATCTCTAGCCAGTTCATCAGCAATATCGATGAAGCTATGAACCACTACGATGTGCGTTCTATCTACTCTAAAGAAGCTGGCTTCGCATTAAGTAACACTTGTGACAAAAACGTAGCTCGCATCATTGCTAAAGCTGCTGGTGTTACAAACGCTACTGAAGCTGCT